CACGAACAGGTGATGGTATTGTAATCAGGGGTGTTGGATCAATCAACACATCTTTTGGTGATGTTGTCCAAGATTCAGACGGTAATCGCATGGTGGTCGTTGAGTTGAACGCAGACCCATTTGGTGTCTCTGGTAATACTGGAACCATTGGTTCAGTTGCCATAAATGATTCCACAATCGCTTCTGGTGCTTCACTCGAAGGAATCAACTTCAAAACCAGTGGTGCAGGAATCACGATCAGTAGTGCGTTTGCTGGTGCTGGCACAACTTTAGATATCACGTTCCAAGTCACTGGAAGTGGTTCGGGTTCCGTGGGCGCAACAGGTGGAACTGGTGGCACTGGACCTCGTGGATCTACGGGTGCTGGTGTCACAAGTGCCTCTCTCACAACTTTTGGTAGCGGTGGACAAACACTTTCAATTCTTTTAGAGGATTCCGATGGTGTAACGACTAGCGTGACCGCAGGCTTCATTACTGGATTTGTTGGTGCAACTGGCTCTGTAGGTGCTACGGGTCCAACTGGCTCAACTGGTATGGGTGGATTGCCATACTCGTTTGACACTTCCGGCTCACCTGCTTCTGGTGAAGTTGCATTTACCGGAACCTCAATCAAGATTCATAAAACAAATGCAAACGCTGTTGATCTTACAAATTATCTAAACACGATTTCAACCACTAACGGTGGCGATCAAATTTATATTCAAAGCCCTACAGGTCTTGCATCGGGTCTTGTGACTGGAACAACTTTAGCATCAAATGTATTCACATTCACGTTGGGGTCAACTTCATTCGGCGGAACTTTTGCAAATCACGATTCGGTATTCTTCAACTTGACAAAGGCTGGAGCAGGCACAACAGGACCACAGGGAAACACTGGATCTGTAGGTGCTACCGGAGCATCAATCACCGGACCTGCTGGTGCAACTGGGGCAACTGGACCCGCTGGCTCTGCTGGTGCGGCTGGTGCAAAAGGTTCGACGGGTGCAACGGGCAATCCAGCAGGATTCCGATACAAAATCGGTGGTGATCCCGGCACAAGTTCGGGTCGCTTGAATGACACAAGCACCGCCACTGTTCAAACCATGACATTTAGTGTCACAAGTGACCTTGGTGAAAATCTTTCTAATTACTTTAGTTCAATTACGACAACACAAAAAGATAGAATTTTCTTGCAGGAGTTGAACGGGCAAAGTCATTCCTCTCTTGTTGTCTCTGGTGTCACAAATACAAATAATACCTTTACATTTACAGGAAGTGTTTCAAATTCAACCGGCACAACATTTGGAACCACTGGAGATGAGGTTTATGCTTACTTTATCGCTGGTGCTGGCGGAACAGGTGCTACCGGAAACACCGGACCCACTGGTGCTACCGGATCAGTTGGAGCGACAGGTGCGAGTGGTGGCTTTGGTTTCCGATATAATCTCACGAAGTTCACCGCTAATACCACAACAACCCCAAGTAGTGGGGAACTTGTTGTAAGCCCAAGCACAGTAGCAGGAAGCAAGTTTATTCGTATTTCTGAAACTGATGCAGAGGGTATCAATATTTCCACAATCTTCTCTACGGGTGTTGTATCAATTGGCGACAGAGTTTTTGTAACCTGTCCAAACGCATCTACACCTATTTTCTTCGCGGGGGACATTTCAGAAACACCGAGTGATAGAGGAAGTTATTACAGAATTGATTTTGATACCACGGCGTTTGTCGGAACACTTGGATCAACCGCTCAAACCGCATTTGTATCATTCGCACCACAAGGTTCGCAAGGTGCTGCTGGATCGGTTGGACTCAATGGATCAACTGGTGCTACTGGAAACACTGGACCGACTGGTGCTACGGGTGCTACCGGACCTGCTGGTGCAACTGGAGCAATCGCAATTTTGCGTAGTGGATCTACGTCGATTACCGCTGGAATCACTATTGGTGAATTGGATATCTCTGGATCTGGCATTGATGTTGAGTTGAGTTATGATGCTTCAAACAACAGAGCAGTGTATCTGATCTCTGGTGCAACAACCAGTAATCAAACAGATCGGGCGTTCCTTGTGCATGAACTTTCAGATGCTTCACTCCTAAGTAGTGACATTAGAGGTTTGGGCATCTCTGCCGCGTCTTCGTATATTGGAGGAAGTGAGCAAAATATTACTGATGGCACATTCAAAAGCGTTCCATTCCCAAACAGAGTCTCTGGAAACTATGAGGATGGATTCAAAGTGGTGTCGAATGCAGACGGTGATTATACAGGTTTGACACTTCCCGGTCTGATTGGAACAGGTTACACGCTTGGAGTTGGTGATTCAAACAATGCGTTTGTTGTTCGTTCAGGTAATGCTGGAAATTCTATCAAGTTTACATATGAAATTCAACTTGGAACCACAGGAACGATGCTTGGATCAAATGAACAAGGAGTCGTTTTCAAAGTGGCAAGATTTGGTTCTACGGCAGACTCCGTTGCAAACGCTTGGGAGGCTGATCTGAGAACTTATCGAACGAATGCAAGACTTATCAGTGAAATGGAAAGAAATATTGTTATTGAAGCATATGATAACATGCCAACCACTGATAAGAGATACATTCTTTGTGTTCAAAACTTGGGCGATACTGAGATTGATGTCATCAGGGCAACCAGAACTGTTGAAACCAATGTCCCAAGAAGTCTGATCGAGGGAACAATCACTAATGGCTAATTCTTTTAGATGAAAAGACATCCTTTCTCCAGTCTGAAAAGACGCAGGAAGCCTCGCTCTAATACATATAAAAGGAAAAGGAGCGCACTAGATGTCCACGCCTTCATCAAGAGAAGAACTAAAACAATATGCTCTAAGAAAACTGGGCGCACCAGTGATCGAGATCAATGTTGACGATGCACAATTAGAGGATGCCATCGATGATGCTATTCAGGTGTTCAATGAATATCATTTTGATGGTGTAGAGCGTGCTTTGTTCAAAGTTGAAATTACCGATACCGACATTACAAACGGCTACGTTGATACGTCTGGTATTGGATTCACTGGACCAAACGATGCCCCCCAAGTTGCAGATGGTTCAAGTATCATCTCTGTGACGAAAGTTTTTCAGTTTGACGCTGGTGGTTCGACATCAAACATGTTCAGTCTTCGGTATCAAATGGCTTTACAGGACACATATGGTCTTAGGTATGGTGGCGACATGTCAAATTATGCTATCACACAATCGTATATTTCCTTGGTATCTGACCTTTTAGATCCTGAAAAACAAATTCGATTCAACCGAGTCACTGATCGATTGTACCTTGACATGAACTGGTCTGAAACTGTGACAGCAGGTGATTTTTTAGTTGTTGATTGTTATGTGACTCTAAATCCAGATACCTACACCGACATCTACAATGATATCATGTTGAAAAAATATGTCACTGCCGCATTTAGAAAACAATGGGGTATGAATCTAATAAAATATCAAGGAATCAATCTTCCGGGTGGTGTTCAATTTGATGGTCAGGCTTTGATTAGTCAGGGTAACGAAGAGATGGAAAGACTCGAAAGCGAACTTCAAGACAAATACGAACTACCACCAGACTTCTTTACGGGCTAATCATGGCAACGAATCAATATTTCAACAAATTCAAAAACACTGCTGAACAAAATCTTGTTCAGGATTTGGTTGATGAATCTATCAAGATTCATGGTATTGATTGTGTATACATTCCAAGAACCCTTGTAAATGTTGATGAAATTTTTGGCGAAGATAGACTACCAAAGTTTGAAAATGGTAGAGAAATTGAAATGTACGTTGAGAATTATGAGGGCTTCGAGGGTGAGGGTGAAGTGATGACCCAGTTTGGTCTGGACATCAAAGATGAAATTACACTCACTCTTTCAAGACGAAGATTTCTAAATGTGTTTGCCGACAAAAACTATGCGTATCCAAGAGAAGGCGATCTAATCTATTTTCCGCTGTCAAATGGATTGTTTGAGATCAATTTTGTTGAAAGGGAAAAAAACTTCTTCTCCTTTGGTAAAGTATTTACATATGAATTGAGATGTAGCATGTTCCGCTACTCTGGTGAGGATATTGACTCTGGGTTTGATGTCATTGACGGTGCTACGACTGATGCGGTTAGTAATTTGGTAAATATTGTCATGGGGTCAACAGCCAACGGTGTTCAGTTTACTGAGGGTGAGATTGTTCATCTCATATCGTCCGCAGGTGTCACAGGAGCCACGTTGACGGCGATTTCTTGGGCAGGGTCCACCAAGGGTGTCTTGGAGGCAAATCTCGTTGCTGGATCGATCAGCGGAGTTTCTACCGCTATTGGAGAAAGTTCTGGTGCAACTTATTCTATTGCATCCATCGGATTTACTTCTGATTTCTTTGCCAAAGACGCGATGGAAGAAAACACAGAATTTATGTTCGAGGGAAGTTCAATTTTGGACTTTACAGATAAAGACCCATTCTCAGAAGGTGATCTCTAATGTTTACAACATTCTATAATGAAACAATCCGAAAAACTGTGGTCGCCTTTGGTAGTCTCTTTGACGAAATATTTGTGGTTAGAAAAGACTCAGACGGAAATGTTAGTAAAAGGATTATGGTTCCGATTTCATACGCGGCAAAAGAAAAATTTATTCGCATGTTCAATGAGTTTCCACTGACAAAAGGTCAAACTGACTCTGCTGGGATCGCAAGCATCTTGCCAAGAATGGGTTTCAACATGACATCTATAAATTATGATCCTGCAAGAAAAAGAAATACTGTCATAAAAAGATACAAAAACTCAAGTGAGTTGAATAAAGTTGATTCGCAGTTCGCAGAAGTTCCCTACAGCATTGGTTTTCAATTGACTATCGCTACCCGAACGATGGATGATGCTCTACAAATCGTTGAACAAATTGTTCCATACTTTACCCCAGAGTTTACTGTGACCGCAAACTTTTCTGAGTTCAACACAAAAGTTGACATTCCCATTACAATTCAGGCGGTCAACCCAGAAATCGATTTTGAGGGTGATACATCAACACAAAGATCCGTAATTTTTACTATTGACTTTGTTGCTTTGTCATATGTTTTCTCCCCTGTCAAAACCCAAGGCTACATTACAAATACAGATGTCACAACTTTCAATTCTTTCTTTACAAATGATGGAATCACCGGACCCACGGGTGCAGCATCTAAGGTTGTTACCGCCATCACGGGTCCATCTGGTGAAAACACGCTGCCACCAGTCGCCGGAATCTCTCAAGACATTTTCAGTTTCCCCGACACACTTAGCATTACAGGAGGCACAATCTGATGAAAGATGAAAACCCTTTAGAAAACGCTTTGAATATAGAGCCTAACGATGTGCG